CCAACACTACCTCTTGTACCTGCAATCTGTATAACCTTATCTTGTGGTAATGCCTGCCAAGTACCTACACCCAATACCTGTAAAGGGCAAACGCTCATTGTACCGAAATATACAGCACCGACAGGGAATAACAACTCTAACAATGCAAACGTCACATCACTATCATCAGTAATATTATAAAGTGTATTACTATCTTTAGTTACAATTGCATCGTACTGTGCTTTAGTACCTGTCCAAGTCTTTATTGCGTTAGTAGTATTATTTTGGTCTATTACACCTACTGTTTGCAATTCATCATCTGGATTTGTTGTTATAGAAATCTCGTCAATATCTGGAGCAGATTGTATTGTAATATCTCCGCTTCCTAAAATACTTGTATTATTGATAGTCTTAATATTTGTACCGCTTACTAATAACGGTTGGTAATCTGCAAGGGTTGTTGCAAGACTTGTATTTGTAACATAATCAAGTAATGTTGCCGCTAATGTCGTACTATTGACATAGTTTTGATTGCTTACCCACGTTTTTGTTGCGTAACCCATTAATGCACTAGACGTTATATACCCGCTAGGGTTATTACTTGCATAAGCACCTACATCACTAGCAGTTAATGTAACATTACCGTTACCGTCTGGAGAGATATTATTTACACTTGATACAGTTCCAGAACCTGTACCATCAGCACCTTTAAGATTACTAAAAGCAAAATCAAAAGTTCTTGCAGAAGCAGTACCACCCATTGTAACAGTTACGCTAGGTGTCCCAACATTCCCATCTACACTTGCAGTAACATTAGTAATAGTTGCATCTGTACCTGTTGCCCCCTGAGGACCAACTGGTCCTTGTATTCCTTGAGGACCTTGAGGCCCAGTATCTCCAGTATCACCTTTAGGTCCTTGTATACCTTGCTCACCTTGAATACCTTGCGGTCCTTGTTCTCCTTGAATACCTTGAATGCCTTGGTCTCCTTTATCTCCCTTATCTCCTTTATCACCTCTAGGGATAGTAAAATCAAATATGGCATTATGAGTATCACCAGAATTAACTACACTAGCATAACTACCAGGTAACCCAGTAGTAACTGTTCCTACTTCTATAGTAGCACTATCACCTTTATCACCTTTTTCTCCATTGACTACTTGGAATGTAGACGTAGTATTATCATTATAAGATATAGTATATGTATCTACTAAACCTAAACTAGAAGTCTTTTCTATAGATACTATACCTCTACCATTAGTAACATCTACTGTAGTTGTATTACCATCAGTAAATCCTATAGTATATGTATCTACTAATCCTTCTGTAGAGGTTAATCTATAGTATTCTATCCCGTTACCAGTTTCACCTCGTAACCCTTGAGGACCTTGTTCATTAAGCTCCAACACATAGCTCTCGGTAGGGTTTAATTCTATGGTATATTCTTGCTTTGTAATATCTATATTATATTCTACATTCTCTATAGATATTTCTCTGTTGATATCGTTATTCATCAACTACTCCTATTGTTCACATATTTTATATATAGCTTTATTACAGCATTCAGAAGATATAATATCTATATAGTTCTCACCTTCTAGAGATACTATTAAACTATATTCCCCAGTAGGGAATGAAGTATCAGCTTCAGTTAGATGGACAACTACTTGACCTTGCTGAGGTTCAGTAATTTGCCCTATAGTATTTATATCACTAACTACCGTAATTGGTTTATCTATAATAGGTTCTGCTGTTGCTAACGGTACACGTTTAACTTGAAACCTTACAGTATAAGAAGATAAATCCATAGGATTACCATCTTGTTTGATAGTAAACCCTACATTAATTTCTTCCCCTTGTTTTACTTTTAATTTTAGTTCTCCCATTATACTACCTCCAACTGTTCCGTTTCACCATTAGCATACTTAAATATCTCATCTATTTGAGCTGGAGATATATCTAACTGAGCACCTATAATATCTAATAATTGGTTAGAGCGCTCAAGCTCAACACATAGTTCCCATTCTAATTTAGCTTGTCTGTTATTATTTATTAAAGGTTCTATGTCTTTAAAGTAATCTTTGCCTAGTTGTTCTAGGATTAAAACAAGAACCCTCTTAGTACATTTAAGATGGGAAACACGTTCAGCTTCTCTTTCTCTCTCTTTCTTTTTATATTCTTCTGTATCTGTGATATCTGTGAATACTCCATTAATAATATCCCATTTATCTGTACCAGCGTATTCTTCCCATAGTTCATCACTAATAACACATATATAATTATCTATTATAAACCCATAAGCATTTTTATCAATATCAAAATATATCATTAGTAACCTCCAAACATTCTTACTCTTTTAAGGTTAGCCCAACCAGTTGCATAAACTTTATAATAAAAACCTCTAGGGATTGGTATATAAGTAGATTTTGTATTATATGTATCACCATCAGATAGTCTAAAGCTACTCATATTGCTTGACGATGTACCATAATAAAATGTTGCTTGATATCCATTACTACTTATTTCTGGAAATAAAATAATATTTGTATCAGCATAATATGTAGTATTATTTGAAAACCCTTCTATTGTTCTCCAATCTGGCATATATGTTCTATCCATTAATGGGCTACCACCTTGAGCTGTTCCAGTTTGGTCTCCATAATAAAATACATTATATATATTACTACTACTATTAGTAGTATAATATCCTATTAATCTGTATACCGTATATCCAGATGGTAGTGTAGGATTAACATTAGTAGTAGATATTAATATATCTATAGAACTACCAGTAGCATTACCTATAATATAAACATAGTAAGTAGCATTAGCTGCTTGTGTAGTATTAGTCTTAGTTGTATTACCAGCAAGCTTTAATACAACACTATGGGTACTGTCGTACGCAGCTCCAGGAGTTACTAATATAGCTTTATTAGGATTACCGCTATCTTTACTAATTGTTAATCCACTAATATAATCTAAAGTGTTGCCTAGATACTCAAACATTGTTTGTTTATTAATAGCATCACTATTACTTACTGGGTCTGCTACTGAAAACCTTTGTGTAGAGTTACCATTAACATTAGCTTTGTTTAGTGTCAGTTCATCAATATCCTCTGCATTGTTTTCTATCTCGGTAATATTAGAATTAACTTGGCTATATAATACATCAAAGTTATCATTAACCTCGTTAGCTCTAGCTTTAGTACCAGCGGTAAACGTAAAAGGTTTAACTATACTCATTATTATTTACCTTTCTTTCTTAATTCATTCTCGTATATTCTTTGTTTATTCCAATTAGCTCTTCTTATATCCTTCTTCTTAGCAGACTTACTTTGTCTTCTTGCTGGATAATTACTTTGGCTCTTAACGCCAATAGCATTTAATATATTTTCAGAAGGTAAATCTTTTACAAAACTCATTGGGTTAGTTCTATATAAAGAAGTATCGTATAACGATTGTACTGGATGGTGTAGTACTGTAGAAATTGCAGGAACACCATACCTTGATAATTGTATCCAAGGGTTAAACATAGTATCCATTAATGTTCTACCAAGTAATTGCATCCTCTCTGAGCCAGTAGGTTTAAACTTATCAGCTTCACTAGGTGAAGTTAATAATTGTTCCGTAAGTCTAGGAGTAGTAGCAGCCCTATCAAGTTTTCTAAACTTAAGAGCTTCTGGAATAGAACTTGCATAAGGTGATATACTAGATAATATATCTAATGAAGTTAATGCTCCAATAGGTATAGGGTCAAACCCTATAGTTCTAGTATTACCATTAATCCCTCTATAAGGTACACCGCCCCTAAATTGTTCTGGGTCTAGATTAAATTCTTTTAATATCTTTTCATTTTCTTGCTGTCCCAATCTACCAGGTAACGTAGCTATACTATGGAATGCTAATGGAGTGTTAGCTAATTGATGAGCTGTCGTTCTACCAGTTTGCGTCAAGAACCTATAAAATGGAACTAACTCTCCTAGGTTATCATATAGCCCAGCAGGTAATGCATAGTTCCTACCTACATAATCACCTAGAGATTTATTAACTTGAGCATTAAGTCTATTGAATAAAGCTTTATCTTTATTAGCTACTTCCAGTATGCTCTCTACTGACTTACCAGTAGCTTCTGCTTCTCTTTTAGCTTGCCTAATAAAGTTAGCATATCTGTCTGCGAACTCTGCAGTAGCTTCCCATTTGAACCATGGGTTAGCTGTAACGTCACTTATACCACCAAGTAAATCAGTAACTAGAGTACCAGTAGCACCTAGACCTTTATTACTTTCACGATATCTACCAATAGCTTTATTAAGTTTATTAAAAGACCCACCAAAAGTCGTATTCCCAACACCAGGTATCCCCTCGTTTACATAACTTGCAAATGATGTTTGTTGTTTTAATTGTTTAGGAGCCAACTTAGAATACTTAGCAGTATCTAAATAATCAACTAGGTTTACTCCTTCCATAACGTTATTGGTAAAGTTACCAACTCTGTTCTGTGCATACCAATGTGGTTGCCCTAACACACCTTTTTTAAACGCATTTAATAATCTTCTAAACCCAGTATTAACTGGTTTCTTAAATGCATTGTTAATAGCTTCGTAATAAACATTATCTATCTTACCTTTAATACCACTCTTTCTTAAAGCTTTATTAAGGTCTGGCAACTCCCCTTTTATAAAATCATCAGCCAAAGATTTATTGAAATTAGATTTTATTTCAGAAGCTACCTTATCTTCAATCTCGCCAGCTACAGTTTTATTAGCTAACAACTTATCGATAATATCTACACCTTCTCTAGAGTATCCTACTTGGTTAAGCTGAAACTCTAATGTATCATCTAATACATTAGCTAATCTATCTGCACCAGTTCTACCTATAATTCTAGAAGTATCAAAGTAATTCTTACTACCTTCATTTACTGCGCCAGCAATAACTTCTCTTAATGGGTCTTCCGATGAAGCAAGCTTCTGAGATAATAATACTATCTTCTTCTTATTATATAAATCAGAACCTTTTTCTATAAGTTTATTAATCTTATCTAAGTTCTTTTCTTCTGATAATAATCTCTGAGCTGTAGGTCTGAGTTCACCGCCATTTATAATAGTCTTAATATCGTCATGTAATAAGTTAGACTTATCTTTTATATTCTGCATAACGTATTGTGCTACTACATCATCTGCTTGGTTCTTAGCTTCTACATACCCAAGCTTAACGGCTAAATCTTGGTTAGCATTTAAGTCTTTTCTAATACCTCTAGCTACTCTTCTTTCTTCTGGAGTTAACTTACCTTTATTAGTCATTAAGTATCTTGCTATCTCTTGTCTATTAGCTTTAGGCATATTATCTAAAGCTACAGCAGATTTATACAACTCAGAACTTTTAGCCCTAGAAGATTGTAATGCTTCTGTAACATCTCTATGGAATTTTCTAGTATTTTCATCAGGTAGTACTTGTTTCACCCATAAAGGTCTATTTGGATTATTAGTAGTAGCTCTTATAATTGGCTTAGCTACCTTACTAGCTGGATAGAAACTATCTAATGTAGCAGATAATGGATGAGTTTGAATACCTTGAACTATATCTAATGGGTCTATTCTGTCACTAGTCTTAGCTTTGATACCATAACTAGCTAAAGCTTTTCTTAGGTTTTCACCTTGACCAATCTTATTAGCTACATTAACAGAGCTATTAATAATCTTATCTACATTTATATTATATGGAGCTAGATATGCATCTGCTACTGCTCTACCACCTTGATTGCCTATTTGAGCTCCTAACATAGCACCAGGAATAGCTCCGAAACCTCTACCTATAACTCCACCAGTAACAGCACCTATACCAGCACCCTTAAGTGTTTTCCAAGTGTCAGGAGAAGTTACTGTAGACTTGAAGTCCTTGGCTAACGATTTGCCAGCATCAGCTATACTCTTTTGTCTATACGCTGTATCTATAGATTTAGCTATAGGTTTGATAACCTCTCCACCAAAAGTAACTAAACCTTTAGCGAACTCGCCACCTTCTTTTAATAATTCTTTAGGCATCCCTAAATAATTCTTACCCCTAGTAGCTGGATTATAACTAGGTAACCCCCTACGCTTAAGCTCATTATTAATCTTAGCTACGCTATAGTTTTTAGCTATACCATAATCTATTACTTTATCTCTAAGTTGTTTATTATCCATTTACTTCTCTCTTAATAACTAACTTCACCATTGCCAGTATTATCTAATCTAATACCATATCCTAATGCTTTTAATGCATTATTAATATTAGCTGGGTCTCCATAAGAAGCTCCTTCTAATATAGTTCTCTTCATTGAAGCTTCATTTCTCATGCCTTGCAATAACTGAGCATTCTTCCAATCGCCTTGTTTCATAGCTATTCTAGCTTGTCTATCTAATTCTTTTTCTCTAGCATTTAAATTAGCTATCTCTCTACGAGTCTGTAGAGTTTGTTGTAATTTCTGCATTTGGATATTATTAGATATCATCTTAGGATTAGCCAGCGCAGCTTCTGGAGGAAGCCCCATAGCTTCTGCCATTGCTATATTACCAAGTATCTCTTGGTACTTATCTTCTTCTGCTAAATCTTGTTCAGCCAACTTACGATATAAATCTATTTGAGTTGCTTCTGTAGAAGCTGGATTGTGGTCTTTAGCATAAGTAGCCCATGCTGGATTACCAGTCCAACCAGCAAGACCTCTAAAGAATATATCAGTATCTTCATATCCTTTATTATAATCTTTATAATTATCTACAAACTCATTAAGCTTATCCATATAAGGTTGTAGCTTATCTTGTCTATTCCTCATATATTCTAATACACCATCTATAGCTGTAGATTGAGGAGTAGTATCTAATTGCTCGGCTTCACCTATTTCTATATCGCTAGGTTCTACGCCAGCATTAAGTCCTTTAGTAGCTACTAAGTTATTAACAAAATCTGGAGACATACCACCTCCACCACGTTGGATATTACTATACTTATTAAGACTATTACTAGTGTTTTTATTCTTATTTGTACTAGTAGTTGGTTGTTGCTTTTTGTTTTGGGCTTTCTTAACTGGGGCTGTTTTAGTTATGGTAAATATTTCATTTATTGCATAAGGGTCAACTAAATCTTTTTTATCAAATCCATGAAGTTTAGCTCCAAGTTCTTGAGCTGCTCTCTCTATAGTTCCGCCTAATCCAGCACCAGTAGCAATACCTACACTGCCAAACGGTAACCCGCCTAAAGCTCCTAACCCAGTTCCTACATTAGTAGCTTTTGCTCTATCTCTATAAAATCTTTCTGAGTTTCTTAAATCAACTGGGTCATATAAATGGGCATTCATGATTTTATTATCTCTAATCATATTTGCTTTTTGTATATCATTATAAGCGCCTAATTCATTTAATCCAGCGGTAATACCTCCAGCAATGCCACCACCAGTTCTAACCATTTTTGGAGCTCCAGTTTTTACAGCTTGCCCAACCTTATAAGATAGCGGTAGCTTACCAGTATTAGCATATCTAGCAGCAGCTCTAGACAATGAAGTTCCTTTACTTCCACCAGTTAAAAATCCTTCTATCTGGTCAGCTAAAGGTATATTAACTTTACCACCTTTAAATAATATATCTAAATATTTTTCATTAGCCATTTGGTTTCTCCACTATCTTATATAACCACTATATATAGAAGATGGTACATCTTCCCTTTGATTATACAATACACCCTGTATACCATAGTTACTTGGGACACCATTTATATAATCTGTTATACCTCTACTTATACCAGTACCATAGTTATTATCCCTATAACCATAATTATCACTATATAAATCATATTCTGTAGGTCTAGCATATTTATCTATCGCATCTTCTACAGAGCCGTATCTTTCTCTACGTTTATTTAATTGTCCTAAATTAAACAAACTATCACCGTTACTATCTTTACTACCTTGTAATAATCTATTAGCTGATAATCCTCCAGATGTCCAATCTCTATAATTTGGATTAACTTGTTGTCCTCCGTATATAGAAGCAAGACCATTACCCCTATAACTTATAGTAGGTGAATAATAACTTTTAGGGCTTAATGCTTCGCCTAAACCAACACCACCACCAAGCAGAGCTGATTTCCATCCACTTTTCAAACCTATTAAATCTTTTACTGCATTATAATCTACCATTACATTCTACCTCCTAAAGCTCCACCAGCGGCTCCTAAAGCACCACCCGCTATTGCACCAAAAGGATTACCAGTTGTTAAGTATCCGCTCATTGCTCCAGATAATCCTCCTCCTAGAGCTCCAGCAAATCCTCCTCTACTAGCCATCTTTTGATTTTCAAAATCAATATCCTTATTAGTATTTCTAATATTCCAGTTCTTTAAATCTAAGTCGTAAGGCGTTTGACCATATTGATATAACTTATCATACATATCTAATGTATTGTATCTACGTCTTAATTCATTATCCATTAACTCATCATAATGAGCTGCTTTATTATAAGCCATATCATCCATCTGACGCTGGAAGTCTCTCTTATAATTATCAGTTACAAAAGAAGGAGCGGTAGCATTAAGCGTACCAAATTGATTATAATTCTTAGCATTATACTTATTCATTATATTAGTATAATTACGTTCCATATCATCAAATGCTCTTTTATATGTTTCGTTGTTTCTAGCATCTAATGAAGCTCTTGTAGAGTCGTCAAATACATTTACCTTATTATAATTATCTAATACACCTCTACCCCCTACATCAGCTATCTGACGTGCTTGGGTAATCCAAGGAGTATCCTTCATCTCTTCATAAGGGTCATGAGTAGGTGATTTTCCCATTGTTATTCTCCTAATATTTTACTATATATTAATTCATTATAATATGTTGGTATATCATTCTTATTATTAAATACTAATCTACGTTTAAGAGTACCTTCTACTTTAAAGCCAACATCTTTAAGTAGTTTAATTATTGCATAATTATTTGAAGGGATATATGCTTCTAATCTATTTATAGGTTTCATATTCTCTTTAACATAGTCGAAGCAATCATTTATAATAGTTCTTGAGTTCTTGCCCCAATACTTTTTGTTTACAACTAGATGGACGTTAGCTTTAACTATAACTCCATCAAACATTGTTATATCTTCTAGGATTATACAACCAGCATAATCATTAGTAGCTTTATCTACTGCAAGTAGTACTACTTCATATTCTATCTTACCAGTTACATAATCCATAATCTCTTCATCAGATTGTATTCCACAGGATAAATCAAATATCTTTTTAGCTTGTTCTTTATGGAGACGGTATACTTCTTTTACCATATCATAATCCCCGTCTAATGTAACTTCGACAAAGTCAAATTTTCGTTCCATTATTCCTCCTATCACCAAGGTGCTTCTTCGGTTTCTATTCTTCTAAATCCATATTGATATATTGCAAATGATTGTCCTATACGATTAGTACCAATCTCTAATTGGAAATCTTCAAATACATTGTTCGGTAACAACATTCTAATGTTTTCGAATGTCCCGCTAACCCATTGGTCATCATCCCAATAAGTATCATTACTATCTGAGTCTGAAATACCTTCCCATATTAAAGCATTACCAGTCAGCATATCACTTGTAATTAATCTATCTTCGTATCTTGATTGCCCATCTTTCTGAGTTCTTATATAGAAATCGTTGTTAAAATCATTAGCTATCTCTACAAAGAATTCTGCAAAGGATTGTGTATAAGCATTAGCCCAATCAAACCATGGTGAACGGTAATAAGATATTATAGCTTCTCCATTAAATGTACGTCCACTAAATTCTCTTAATACCAACCCATCATTAGTCCCTATATAAACATTATTACTATAGTTAAATGCAACTGTAACTTCTTGTGGTACTACTCTTAATAACCAACTCTTAGTTTGGAAGTCATATATTAAACCATAACCACTTCCTAGTTGGTTAATCATCGGCAAGTAGAATATCATTTGTCTTGCCTTAGGTCTACTTACACAGAATATCTTATCGCTGTCAGCAGCTCGTATATCTGCAAATAAGTTTCTAACCTTTTGAGTTATAGGTTCACCTAAGAACTTATCATTGAATACTGTATGTTGTACTAGAGGATATATATCCATAAACTCTTTACTATATACGAAGTATTTAGTATTACTTACTATCCAAGACTGTTGACTACCACAACTTATATTACTATAAGGTTTAACAACTATCGTACTAGCATCACCAGTACATGTAAGGATATAAGTAGAAAACTCTTTATGTATCATTAAGTATTCTGAGAATAAACCTAATGCCGTTATCTTAGATGTATCATTATATATTGAGTATATAACACCAGCATCATATTTAATATCCCATTTATTATATTGCCCTACTTGTGAGTAAAATAAACCATTATCAGTTCCTACCCATAATCTACCATTATAATATTGTATAGCTAACCCTCTTATAGGAGTTTCAATACTAGGGTCTTCCTCATTAACTAATGTAGCATTACATTCAGATATAGTAGATAAATAGTAATTAGTATCCGATAATGTTTCCTCTGCGTTAGTAGTTAATACTAGATTGGTATCATTCGTTATAGAAGCTATCTTATATACAACACCATTAATATCTAATGTATCACCTTTATTTAACTCTACGGTAAATTGTGTATGAGTACCAGTAACATCCGCACTACCTTGAGTTGTAGAAATAACACCAGATAGTATTTGTTTCCTGCCATGTTCGTAGAATACTAAGTCATCTATTCCATTTGTAATAACAACACCGTTATTCATATTACAGAAACTAACTCTATTACTAGTATGAGCGAATGTATATATTAAATCAAATACTTCTGTTACTGGGTTATATACTTTTACTTGACCATTCCTTAAAGCTATAACCATATAGCGTTCAGTATTCTTTGTATATTCCCATCCTCCTACAATAGCAGATGGTTGAGTATCTCCTACTTGAGTATTACCTTCCATTGTTTTAATACCACCAAGTTTAAAATACTCTACATTAACCATATCAGGGGTTTGTGTTCTCTTAGTGGTAGCATTTATATTCTCTTTGGTATCTACATTATTAATACCACCAGTTAAATCGCCAAATATAATTTGTGAACTTATTCTACTCATTAAAGTTTCTTCCTGTTCCTACATAAGGGTTTCTAAATGATGCTACCTTAGCACCTAATGATGTTGGTCTATAACCAAGAACCTTACCACCTTTAAAGTAATCATCTGTTAACCGTTGGTTAGACAACATCTTATTGTATAAACTAATATATTTCTTTCTATAAAATTCTGATTTAGGGTCATTACGAGAAGCTCTAAAATCCCTAACAACTCCATATACTAATAAAGACCTATACATCTCTGGGATAATAGGTTCATCAGTAGCTTCTTCCATAATATCTTTAGGGCATCCGTCTTCATCTACCGCAAACTTATCAGTAAGATATTTAATAACATACTCATCACCATCTACGCTTTTGTTTGGCGTAGGGAATAATCTAATTTTATCTTCATATATCCAATAGTACATCGGAGTACCATTAGTAGTTAAAGGTAAATATCTATTATCCATCGAATATATTAATGGAGGTCTATTAGTTTTATCATCTGGTCTTATATAGATTATATGACCCTTTGGAAGGTCATAATCTCTTTTACCATCAGCTACATAAAATCTTTTCTTCTTCTCTCTAAACTTCCAAGTATCTTGTTCGCCACAACATAACTCACGAAGTAGCTCATTCATTTTTTGTTTTATCAATCTGCCTTCTGGAGTATCTAAATCTTCCATAGTTCTTGCTGGCAGATAGCTCATTAAATTTATAACCTCATTGCATAACTGCAAATAATTTCTTCCCATTAAATACTCCTTATATTAAAAGAAGGGGAGGATATACCTCCCCAACAATTATGAAACTTTTACAGTTGCTTTTACTAAAGATTTCGGGTTAGTAATTTTGTAACCGTATAAGTACAATGCACGACCAATATCAGAGAATGTCTGAGGGTCTCTCAATTTTTCTACTTTGTTGTATTGTTCTGCAAATGTAATACCCATCTTAGTACCAGCAATTGCGATGAATTCTCCGTTTGCTTCATCAGCATAATGGTCAGCAGCTTCAGCAGAAGTAATTCCATCTAACAAAGTATCAACGAAAATCTTCATACCAGCAATCTGTCCAACTACACCTTTATAAAGGATATCGTCACCTTGTGCAGTCGGGTGAGTAAGAACTGTAGAGTTAACTAACTGCTCGAACAAACCAGAACCGATAGTAACGATAGGAGCTAACTGAAGTGATTGTTCTTTATTACCTTTGAAAGTATAGAACCCAGCAGGAGACAAAGCTTTGTTACCCATCAATGTACGTTTAATCTTATTGAAGAACGTATTGATAGTAGCAGAAGTAGCTGCGAATGGAGTTGTATTGTTGCCAACTTCAGGTACCTTAGCGTTGTTAAGAACTGCAAGTTCAAGTTCTTTGTTTACTTCTACCATCATCTTTTCATTAGCTGCGCTCATGTAACCATCAATCATATTGAATTGAGATTGAGCTTGTTCAATATCATTAAACTTGAATTGGAATGAACGAGATTTATCAATTGTTAATGAAATCTGTTTAGGGTATACATTAGAAGTATCAGGTACTACACCTTCGCCAATTGTAATCATCGACAAGTCTGGAGTAGAGATATGAACTGTATCACCAGCAGATTTAATTTCGCCTTCCCATTCAGAGTTAGTCATATTATTTTTAAAGTCTGTCATTTCTTTAGACTCTCTTAAAAGTTTCTGAGAATAAAACTCAGGAACGAAAGCATTTACGTTATTAGCCATTTTATTTATTCCTTTCTATTATTAACCGTAAATTACACCAACAATTAATTTACCAGTAGTATAAGCTGCACCATCAACCGTAAGTTCAACTTCTCTTTCAGCAGCAGCGAAGTCAGGAGAAGCGTCTAACACAGCTACCCCTTTACCTCTAAGGTCTGAAATATCAGTTGCAGGAATAACATCTGTAGACCCTACAGTAACTTTTACAGTAGCAGGTCCAGGAGAAGTTAAATCGTTAGCTTCATTTTTGATATAAGCTCCATATACAAATTTATTTGCAGGAACTTTAAGTCCGATATTATTATCAGATACAGCCAATTTAGCTGCATTAACAGTGATTTCTTTTGGAGTAAAGTGACCAATAACCCCACCAGAAACTTTTCTTAATTCTTCAGCAGTCATTTTATAAATTCCTTTCTATTGAATTTTACCTTCTACCATTTGCTGTTGAATAAATTTCTCATTCTTAGCAAATTCTTCTGGACTCATTCTTTTAATTTGTTCACGAGTAAATACCTGTCCAGGTTGGTATGTATTCGTTTGCGCAGTAGCTACACCACCTTGTACT